AACTCCCTTCCTACTTTATACTCAGCAGCGATACTATCTACTGCTAAATCTAACTTGCCTCTCAATTCTTGTTGCTGTGCTGATGTTAAATGAAACATCATCTCGTTAGTTAGTTCTGCTTTCCATACTACTGGCATTGTTTATCCTCTCTTTTAATGTTAGTGAGCAGTTTCAAGTCATGCTCAGGACAGATTGTTAGGGTTGAAAGATTACATCTACATAACCGTTTAGGCGGTAGTCTGTAGCAAGTAATCCTTTCTTACCTGTAAGGTGCTTGTATGTGCCGTCTCCTAGTGAGACCCACATTGACTTAGCCTTGAAGCGGTTCTGCACTTCTTTAGCCTTGACGATAGTGCCCTTAGGCATGTGGTCTGACGAAGCTGCAGGAATGTTGGCCTCTAGTTCGTCAGCGATGATACGGATTTCCTCAACTAAGTTGAAGAGTGTTGATGTTGTGGACATTTGTTACCTCTCGTGTTGGTGTTACTCTGTATACACTTTGCATACAGAATGTTAGTATGCGAACAAGTCGTAGTCTCTACGAGTTGTCCATTTAGCAGTGCTTGGAGTGTAGCACATACAGTTATGCACTACATCTGAGCAGTCGAAGCATAGCGTACATGTTGGACAGTAGTATGGATTATCACTAAGGTCTACAATTTCTAAGCAATACGGACATAGTTCGTCAAGCTCTGAGTCATCTAAGACTTCAGTAACATCTCCCCACTTTGATACAGTATCGTATTCATTATAGGTAGTGAGTACTGCTGGCTTGGTGTAGGTAGTGCGCTTGTGACTCTGATTAGACCACCAGATACCTTCGTTATCCCATGTACCTAAGTTCTCATTGACTAGGTACATAGGATACTTGGCGGTGGTACTGGTCGTGAGTATAGCAATCTTACTACCACTAGCCCACTTGGAAATCATGAGCCAAATAGTATCATCATCTAGTGCATTGACACCACCCAGTTTGGGTAGCGTGTCCTCTGCAAAGACTCGTGTGTCTGAACGGCGGTCGCCGTGTGGGATAGCAACATCTAACACACCATTGTGTGCTAGGTATGTGCCTTCATCATCACCGACTTGGAATGGGTGACAATTCTGTTCGTTCTTTACACCATGTGTGGCGTATCGTGCATGCCACATGGCATAGCCGTTAGGATACTGCGCTCGCAGCTCCATGAAACGCTTGATAGATTTCTTTGCAGACATACTGCGCTCTGAGATAATCTTATCACCAGCGTGTATTGCGAAGCCAAAGCCATGCGGATTAGCGCAAGCACCAGCGTGCAAGTCTGATTTACTTGGTGTGGAGTTTGGCTCACACACTACGAGTATGCACATAGTATCCTCTCTATGCTTCCATTAGTTGTCGGTTAGTTATACTTGTGCTTGCAATCTTAGGCAAGCGTGAGTATAGGTCAGGGTATAGTCCATTGTTATCTCTGACATAATCAGCGAACCAATCCCATGTGAGTGCGCCTAGTTTAACATCATCTAAGCGTAACTCTCTCGTGTATTCGACTATTGCTTGTGTTAGGTCTAACGCGGATAGCACCCCGCTAGGGTTCATAGTACCCCTAAAGAAGCGCAGCTCCAGCGTATCCCTGTTCTGTGTATTGACCGCAGAGTATCTCTCTGAGGAGTTGCGTTGTGGATTTCCTACCTTGTGCTTGAAGGACATGACTGGCTTGTCATACTCATCAAACTTATAGCAATCATTAAAGCGTGCGAAGTCGGTCTTACGACCCGCAAACTTCATCATCATCTCACTATTGTGATAGATGAAAGCGATAAAGCGGTGCGTGTGTGCCCCGCTATTGAACCCTGCGCGACTCACATGAATGTGCAGTCCGCAAGTCGTGGTATCCCATGACCTAGCGTAGTGGTCTATACGCAGTTTATCTATGGTAGTCCATAGTAACTTAGAGTTATCTCTGTACTCTGTATGAGAGTGTGGTTGAGTAACTAACTCGAAGCCTGAGTATCCGTCTCGACCTATACTAGCGTCAGATTTAAGGATAGCGATAGGGTCGAGTGCAGTAGAAGCAAACCTTGCAGCTTCTTGCAGTCCGTCACTACCACTTCTAATCTCCATCTCTAACTCGAAGCCCATGTACACACCCTTGCTGGAGTGACCCTTGAAGGTGAGGTTAGGCTTGCATGAGTAGTTGTGGATAAAGCCACGACAACCGCAAGGCTGGCGTACGCTACCGCTACCACCGCTACACTCGCACTCGTTACCATTCATGCGGTACTCGTCACAGTCCTCACAATAGTAACACTCTGACTCGTAGCAAGACTCGCAGTAAGTACTATCCTCTACATAGTAATTAGACCAGTAGTCAGGATAAGACTCACTACAACCTTCGCAGTAGAATGTATTGTTCTCATAGCATGGAGTACACCATTGACCACGACCGATTGTGTGGGTGTCGTCTCTGTGTGTAGTAGTCGAACAATTCTCACAGTAAATGGCACACTCTGAGCAATAGATACTATCGTCATTAGTTAGTGCATCATCATTAGCCATGAGAGCGTTGCACGACTCGCAATAGAGTGTGCAACCTGCACACACTATGTCGCCGTCGTCCATTGTGCGTTGCTCGTCCTCGGGAATTACACCCGAACAGAACGCGCAGTTTATCTCATCAGACATAGGCTTACCTATCTCTATACTCTAGCGGGCTTTCCGCTAGTGTGGTTGTCAATAATAGCATTGGCAATCTTAGAACGCAGCTCCTCGGTCTCTATTACTAGAACCTTAAAGCCGTTGCGTTGGTGTGTATCTTGCGTTTGGCGTAGTGCCATGCGAATGACCTCAACCTCTCTAGGTGTGAGGTCTAATAGTAGATTATCGGACATTCTTACCGATAATCTCTCGAATTGTGTGCGAGATTTCCTCGTTAGCATGGCGGTCTGCCATAGCCTTACGAAATGCGTAAAGCATGGTTGGATTGAGATTGTTATCGTGCTTCATAGTAGCCTTCGTATCTGCGCAGTCTGCGCTCTAATACATAGACTCTACGAAACGCAATTATCAGTATCGTGTTAAGCGAACCGATAGCAATTATGAGCGCGAATAAATCACTCGCGGATAGTTGCATGGCGTATCCTCTCTAGTCAATTTCATGCGGTTTGCATGAGTACCCCGTAGAGGACTCGAACCTCTACCCTGCACCATGCGGGGTCACTAATCTAATTGTCGTCTAGGTGTATCGAACCCATTTCACGCATGAGTTTATCCATGCGTTCTTGCAGCTCGATAGCCTTGTGGTCTTGCGGGCGTACTGTGTGCGCTTGCTTGTGCTTGCGCTTACCTTGTGGCTTGTGTGGCTTACCCTTGCGAGCGCGTGGCTTGCGAGGTTTGGCGGGCGTGGCGGGAATAACTAAGGTTTCCCCGTTTGGTTTGGTTATGGTGATTTCACTAACACCATGCTTAGACTGTGCCCATGCGCGAGTAGCGCGGGGCTTGTGTGGCATGGTTACGAATGAACCCATGATTTATCTCCATTTCTAGTCGGTTTGGTAATGCGTGGATAGACGGGGGTTTCCCCCCGCCTACCCGCTAGATTATCCCCGCGCCTACAAGCGTGGTATTCGTCTAGGTTTATTTCAATTTATCGACTAGCGAAATTTATTACTCCCGTTCGCCATTCACCATGAAATCGGGTATCCTCATTCATGGAGAAATTGCAGACTAATTAGGTCTAAATTTCTAGGGTACGACTGCCTTTCACTACCGAGTGAAACAAGGTACTAATCGGATACCCGACTTTCCGCTTACTCGGTGAATGACGCTTGCTCACCCTTACAAGACATAATTTAGGGCATGGGCCCGCGCATGTCAAACACCACTCACGCTCAACCCTAAAAATAGCTCTGTGATTTAGGTCACACTTAGCTAGTGATTTAGGTCACATTCTCATAATTCCCCGCGTGTCGGTTTGATTATCGCGGGCGGTTATGGTACGCGCCTATAATTCGGGCAATTCGGACATTCCCTGTCCGTACCATAGACGCGCCATAAGCGCAAGGGTTTAGCCATGTGATTTAGCTCACATAGTAGATTTCGTTTTGCATAATAGATAGGTATAAATAATCCCCGCTAATACTGAGAGTTTGCTGAGAGATTACTGAGAGAGCCTAACCCTAGTGTGATGCAGGTCACACTTAGTAATGCTGAGAGTTTCCTGAGAAATTATTGTGTGCCCGCTGAGAAATTATTGTGTCGGTGGATAGTCGGTAAATAGATAAATGAATAAAACACTTAACCGCTTTATAGATTTATCGACAATTCATACCAACCCTAACCCTTTACCTTAGACTTAGACATTTTGACCCCAGATTGTTTAATACGAGTGGGGAGGTCGGATATAGTATCCCACAAAAAATTTCTGTTATATAATACTATAGCCCCCCTATATATAGCCCTGACCAGGGCTTTTAAAAATATATTGGTTTCAGTTGTTCGGTTTTACGATTTGAACAGGTTATCTTATATGTATAATAATACATATACGGAGTCGCTCCGTTTAAGACTCCGCGACTCCTATATATAATATAATATATAATAATATGGGGAAGTTCTGCCGTTAATCGGCCAGCGTTAAATGACTGTAAATGATGGGGACAACTGATGGGTAGAAAACCTGGGATTCAGAATATCCCTAAGCGCGAGGCGCAAGAGAAGGCCTTACAGCAACTGAGTCAGGGTAGCACAATTACCCAGGCTATGGCCTCCGTGGGCCGCTCAGACGTGGCATTCCGCCAATGGTCAGCAACTGACCCTGAGTTCAAAGCACGTGCCGAGGCTGCTCGCCTCGAGGGTAAGGGCATCAAGACTGACCTAAAGGAGTTGGGAGATATTTCCTTCCCCGACTTCTCTGAGCAGTTCCTAGACACTAAGCTCTTTGACCATCACCTTGACTGGGTAGACCTGATTGAGGGCCGTGAGCCCCGCTGGCTAGACCCAGCCATGACCTACGAGCCAGGTGCTGCCAACCGTGTACTAATTAACGTACCTCCTGAGCACGCCAAGTCCACAGTCATTACGACTAACTATGTCGTCTACAAGATTGTGACTAACCCCAACGCCCGCGTCATTATTGTATCCAAGACGCAGGGTATGGCCCGCAAGTTTCTTGGGGCAATCAAAACAAGACTTTCCCACCCAGCCTTCACCAAACTCCAAGTAGCCTTCGGGCCTAACGGGGGATATAAGGCGGACTCAACACAATGGTCTGCCGATATGATTTACCTGGGTACAGGACGCGACTCTGGCGAAAAAGACCCAACGGTCCAAGCCCTAGGTATGGGCTCACAGATTTACGGTGCTCGCGCTGACCTGATTATAATCGACGATGCTGTCATGGGCTCAAACGCCCACGAGTGGGAAAAGCAGCTCGAGTGGATTCAAAAGGAAGTTATTACACGTCTTGGTAGACATGGTAAATTAATTATCGTTGGCACTCGAGTTGCACCAATTGACCTGTATAAGATGCTACGTGACCCTCAACAGTGGTCTGGTGGCAAATCACCCTTTACTTACTTTGCAATGCCTGCCGTACTCCAGTTTGACGAGAAGCCTGATAACTGGAAGACGCTGTGGCCTAAGACCACAATGCAGGAAAACGAGATTGATGAGCCTGACGAAAATGGACTTTATCCGAAATGGGATGGACCCTCGCTCTTTACGCGCCGCTCTGAAGTTGCGGCATCTGTCTGGGCTATGGTCTACCAACAAGAAGACGTCCAGTCCGATTCTATATTCTCGCCAACAGCAGTTGCAGGATGTGTTAACGGTATGCGAAAGCGTGGACCGCTTAAACCAGGTACTCCAGGCCACCCCTCCAGAGCAGGCTCGACCTACACAGTAATTGGTTTTGACCCTGCAGTATCTGGTCGTTCAGCATTTGTAGCTGTAACTCTTAACCGAGATGACAGCACAATCTATGTACTTGACTGCGTAAATATGTCAGACCCTACTCCTCAAAAGGAGAATGCTCTAATTCGTGAGTGGGTCGAGAAGTACCACCCTCAAGAGTTCCGCGTAGAAATTAACGCACACCAGAAGTACTACGCTATGGATACTGACCTGCGTAACTATCTGGCTACCTATGGCTGCCAGTTAAATTCACATTTTACTGGTAAGAACAAGTGGGACACATCTTTTGGTGTAGCATCTATGTCTAGCCTTTTTGGTACTATACATGATGGTCGCTACCAAGACAACGGTCTAATCGAACTACCAAGTAACGAAGGCTCAGAGGGACTCAAGTCTCTTGTGCAGCAACTCATTACTTGGAAGCCAGATACTAAGAACCCTACTGACTGCGTGATGGCTTTATGGTTTGCTATCATTCGTATACGCGAATTAATGCAACAAGGCAGCAAGGTTGGTCAGTTCCAAAATAATCGCTGGGCAACCAGATACCAAAAGCAAAGCAGAATGTCATTGAACCTAGATGAAGCATTTGCTGAGCAATGGCAAGAAACTTACAGTTAGGATAAATCATGGCACTACCAATTGCAGCATTAGTCGCAGCGGCAAGATTAGCCCGCGCCGCACAAGTAGCAACAAGAACTGCCTCTGGTATTAAGACTGCCAAGACTGTAGAAAAAATTTATAAGGAAGGCTCTGCCTCTCCGATTGTAAGTGCTCCAACAAAAAGCCAATCACAGATTAATGCAGAAGGCATTGCTAAAGCAAGAGAAGCATTAAAGATGCCAGCTAAAGGAACTCCAGCTGCAAAGAATGCTGAAGAAGCACGCAAACGTGCAGCAGAAGCTCAGTTATACAAAAGTAGAATTAAGGGTAAATAATGGCATTATCAATCGAACAAGTTGCGGCAAGAGTCGAGAATCTTCGCTTCCGCAACGCTGAACGCGATGGTCGTAACCTCGACGTTCTTTCGGTCCGCAAGGGTAACATTGCATCTGTATATCCTGACTTCTTTCCAGATGGTGTAGATGCTAACGTAGTTGCAAACTTTATTGACGTTGTCGCAAGCGACTTGTCAGAAGTTATGGCACCACTACCTGCAGTCAATTGTTCTGCAGCTAACTCTGTTTCAGATAGAGCACGTTCATTTGCAGACAAGCGCACACGTATTGCCTCTAATTATTTTTCACACTCTGACCTTGCAGTACATATGTACCAAGGTGCAGACTGGTACATCACTTACGGTTTCCTCCCATTCTTTATTGAATTGGATGAGGAAGCAAAGTTGCCGCGCATCCGCCTAGAAAACCCTGTGGGTGCTTACCCAGAATTCGACCGCTACGGACGCTGCATTGCCTTTGCAAAACGCTACATGACATCTTTAGCGGAGTTAGTTGCATTATACCCTGAGTACGAATATTCCTTGTTAGGTGGCTATGGCTATAAGCAGGATTTAAATACTCAAGTTGAAATGATTCGCTACTACGACAAAGACCAATCAGTCATCTACATTCCTACAAAGGATAACCTAGTACTATCACGTGCTAAGAATCCATTGGGTAAGATGATGGTTGTAGTAGCACGTAAGCCATCCATTGATGATGAACTACGCGGACAGTTTGACGACGTCCTTGGTATCCAGTTGCTTCGTAATCGCTTTGCGTTACTTGCAATGGAAGCTGCAGAGAAATCTGTACAAGCTCCTATTGTACTTCCGCAAGATGTGCAGGAGTTGCAACTTGGTGGTGACGCTGTTATTCGTACAGCAAATCCAGCGGGCGTACGCCGTGTAGAACTTAATATTCCAGCAGGTGCATTCACTGAACAAACCTTGCTTGGTCAAGAATTGCGTGTTGGTACACGTTACCCTGAATCACGCACAGGAAACATCAGCGCATCAGTTGTTACTGGTCAAGGTGTGCAGGCCCTTATGGGAGCCTTTGATACACAGGTTAAGTCAGCGCAAGCAATCTTTGCATCAGCGCTACGCGATGTAATTCAACTTTGTTTCCAAGTTGATGAATTAATTTTCCCAGATGAAAAGACAATCCGTGGTGTAGACTCAGGTTCACCATACGAAATTACATACTCCCCTAAGAAGGACATCAAGGGTGATTACTCAGCCGATGTTCGTTATGGTATGTTGGCAGGACTTAACCCTGCACAGGGACTTATCTTTATGCTGCAAGCACTTGGTGGTGGACTCATCTCCAAGGATATGGCAATGCGTGAACTTCCATTTACAGTTAACGTAACTCAAGAAGTAGAAAAGATTGAAATCGAAAGCATGCGTGCATCGCTTCTCGGTTCCATTAATGCACTCTCTCAAGCGATACCACAAATGGCTATGCAAGGCCAGGACGCTTCTGAAGTTGTGCGTCAGATTGCGGCTGTCATTAAGGCACGCCAAAAGGGACAGGCACTAGAGGACGTCATTGAAGAAGTCTTTACGCCGCAGCCGCAACCAGTTCCTCCTGCTGGAGCCCAACAAGCGGTTGAGCAACCGTCCCCTGTTCCCGCTGGCGTTCCAGCAGGAGGCGCTACACCTCAAATTGAGGCAGCACCACCAGACATTATGAGTTTACTATCAGGTATTACTGGTAGTGGAAAGCCAACGGCAAGCGTTCGTTCAATGCGACGCATATAATCTAGGAGGGGACAATGACTACGATTATTGGTGTTCAGCACGAAGACAAGTGTGTAATCGTAGCAGATAGTCGAATCAACGCTGCTGGTAAAGTTTACACTCATCCCGACATGATAAAGGCAGTTGAACGTGGAAGTTATATTATTTCTGGTGCTGGTAACTATCGTAGTTTGCAAGTGGTACTCCATGGGTGGACGCCTCCACTAGTTACAGTTAAGGCTAAAACAAACTTATACGAGTTTACAATTAACAAAGTAGTGCCATCACTTAAAGCGGCACTTACTGAAGCAGGGGTAGACTTTAATAAAACATCAGATGATGATGATAATAAATTTGAATTAAGTCTCCTATTAGGAATTAATGGAACTATCTTTGAGATAGATTCTGATTTCTCAGTTGGGATGAACAACACAGGATTTTATGGTATTGGTTCTGGTGGTGACTTCGCAGTTGGAGCGCTACATGCAGGAACTACAATGCTAGATGCAATGCGAATTGCAGCACTTAACAATAACGAGACGGCTCCGCCGTTTCACATCTTTGAGCAATTTACTAAGTAGGAGGAAACATGGCTGAAAATCGTGGAGGAATGCGCCCAACAGCGCCGCAGAATAATCCTGCTAATGTTTCTGGTACTGGTGGAGCAGGTCAATCTGGACGTGTAGCATCAGGTTATTCTTATGGAATGAACAAGCAAATCAATGAGCAGGCAGCATCTGCTCCTCTTGCTAAGGTGGCAAAGACTGTAGCACGTCCAATGGATGTTGCACCATCACAACCACCGATTACAACTTTAACTGAACCAACAATGAATCCTGATGAGCCAGTAACTGCTGGAATCAACATGGGTGCAGGTCCTGGTTCTGAGGCTCTAATGCTTCCAAGCAACGCTGATAACAATGCTGAGTTTAATAAGAGCATTGCATCATACTATCCAGTTTTAAGTTTTGTAGCATCCCGTCCTAATACATCAGCAGAAACTCGCAGAGCACTAGCAATCTTGATGAATGGCATTTAATGGATATCTGGAACCGCATTGGTGACCTTGCAAAAGGAACCAGAGACTGGGGTTTAGATGTTGGCCTTGCAATTGCATCTCCAGCAAAGTTTGCATGGGATATTGCAACTGCTCCCTGGAATGATAGAAAAGAATTTAATGGATTTCTTAGCACAGTAAAACAATCAACAATTGATTTGGCTAAGAATGTTGCTCGACCAATTGGTGGAGTTCTTGGAGCAATTGAAGCAACTAACCGCAATCTTATTCGTGAACCTCTATCCGCTGTAACATTATTTGCACAGCGTGACCCAAATATGGGTATCAGCGATTCATGGAAAAAAGCATGGGAAGCACGCAATGAAATTTCTTTTGGTCAGGCACTCAGTACACAACTAGGTGGGTCACTATCTTTCTTGCCAGATGACTTGACTCCAAAGTTTATGGACTCTGACTTTGACATCTATGACGATAAGCAGCGTGAAGAAGCATTTTCTAATAGCCTAATGGGTAAAGTTGCTTCTGGTAGCATTGATACAATCGCGCAGTTTGCTGGCGATGTATCTATTGTTGGTGGAAAATTAATCGCTAGCAAGCGTGCTGCAGATTCTGCTAAAGATGCAATTATTGCGCTACGCGAAGTTCGCTCTGGCATTCCAACACAAAATAAGTTAGCAGACAAGTATAGCAGACTTGCTGAAGATTTTGCTAATAATGACATTGCTTGGGCACAGAATCACCCTTGGGTTAAAGGTAGTAACAATCAGGCTACAGTTTCATACTTGCTTGGAACCACCGCAACTAAAGATGAAGCAATTAATACAATGCTTGCAGTCATGGGTGACAAGAGTGGCATAGACATGCTAGATGAATTACGTCGTCCCGATATTGTAGCACCACTGCGTATTGCTAATGGTGAGATGACAATGAGCGATTATAAGATTTTGCTCAATGAAGAATCTAAATTAATTGATGCAACAACTGATGATATGCTACAATTTGCTTTGCGTACACCTGAAGAAATTCAGGCTGACAGAGATTTTATTTCCGCATGGGCAAAGCACGACCGTTACGTTGATACGTTGCTTGGAGTTTCTGAAACACCAGCCGTCACAGAAGGTGTCGGTGGTTTATTCCAGGGCACTGGTCGATTCATCGCCACTGCTAACAGTCTTCCGTACCACTCAAATGCTGTAGCTGATGCAAAACTTACAATGTACCAGCCAACACCGTTCCACAAATTGTACTACAAGGTAACTTGGGGACAAAAGGAACGTCCAAGTGGTGTCATCAACCTTAACGAGGGTGACTCAATCCGCGAAGTAACAGCAGTTACTGACCGTTTGATTACATTGTCTAAGCCAGTGCCTACAAAAGGCGCAGCTTTTATCACTCGTTTACAAACTGGAACGTTCACAACGCAAGATGCCTTGTCGTATGTAGAGCGTTACTCTCGTGCAACTACACCTGAAGCACGTGCTCGTGTCATTAATGACCTAGAGCAGACTGGCTACAGAATCATTGCTGCAAAAAACGGCATTTCTGCAGAAGACGCAGAACAACTTTTCTCATATCACACACAATTGCGCTCTGGTAAATTACGTGAATCCAAAGAAGAGGGATTCTTGTACGACCATGAACTTAATCAAATGATTAAGGTACCATTGTTTGAATCTCAAACAGCAAACTTTTTGCCAATTGCAGATTTTGACTCAATTGATGCAGTCATCAAGCAGAACGCCAGCTCACTTCGTGCAGTTGGTGGTAGCATCCACGACAAGATTGCAATAACATCTGACTTATGGAAGGCTGCAGTTCTTCTGCGCCTTGGATACCCTATCCGTAATGCTGCTGACTCACAGTTACGTATCTGGGCTACAGTAGGTGCTATGGCTTCTCTCCGTCACGCAGGTGAAGGAATGAGAAACCTAGTTGACAACACTAGAACTGCAAAGAATCGCATGGTTGACAACTACAATGCACCAGCAAAGATAGATTACAAAGCGCTCAAGGATGATTTACAAAAGAGTGGTTCAGAAATTGCACGCCTTTCAAAGGAAGTTGCAGAGCTTGAGACACGTGCTGCATTAGAGCCAGACAACGCTGACTTAATCGGTGAACTAGTCATAAAGCAAAAGTCACTAGATACAGCAAATGCTGTTTATGAGTCAAACAACGTAGCACTTACGAAGTTAGAGCAATCAAAGGTTGCTTCACGTAAGAAGCGCATCGGTGAGCAAGACATTGAACTTACATCAACCGTTGATAGCCCAGATGGAACTAAGTACACAATTTGGGGAGCCTTTGGCGGACCTAATGGTGGACTATTCCGTGAGCTCAACTCCTCACAAAAGACTTTCTACTCACTTATGGAAGACTACTCAACTATCTACGGTGCTAACGTAGCAAGTAAGGGTCGTGGTGCTGTACGTCCAGGAGACGTTAACTACTACCAAGAGTGGACAAATGCTATCAATGAAACATTTGCTAACGCTGCAGTTCCTCGTGGACTTATGTCTGGCAAGAGTGTCGATGAGGTAGCAAAAGAACTAGCGGATAATAAAGAACTACGTGCACGTTTAGGTATTGCTCGTGCTGACTCATTAGAGTATGTAGTTACAGCACAAAAGTTCTTGGATAATTATATCCCTGATGGCTATGGTATTCGTGAGAAAATTATGTCAGCTCTCCCTGGTGAAGAATCTGGCAAGATTACAGAGGATTTTCTGCGCAACGCAGTACGTGACCCTAATGCACTCCCTATCGTGCATGGTCACCTACTAGATGCTAATATGAACCTCAAGCCACGTGCTATCTCTAGGCGTATCACATCATCATTGTTTAAGTATCTAGCACAGATACCTGAAGACAACTGGGCACGTCACCCATTGTTTATTGACTTATACGAAAAGTCTATTCAGAAGCGACTTGAGACAGCAGAGTTCTTAAAAGGTGGGACATTCACCCGTGAAGAGTTTGCTGACCTACAATATAAGTTAACTGCAGGTGCACGAGCAGATGCTCTTAAAGGTGTAAAGGGAATCCTTTATAACGTAGAACGTCGCTCTAATGCTGCACATATGCTACGCTTTGTATCACCATTTTTCTCCGCACAAGAAAATGCAATCAAGACATGGTTCAAGATTGGCATGGATAACCCTGCTATTCTTAACCGTGCTAATATTGTATGGAATGCACCTAACCGTGCAGGTCTTATTACAGATGAAAATGGTGAGCCAGTAGGTACAGATAACCCATTGAATTCTAATGATACAATGTGGTTGCCTATTCCTAAGGCATTAAAGAAGCTTCCTGTTATTGGAGAGGGACTATCATCCCTTGACCAGATAGGTATTAGCAAGAGAAGTCTAGATGTTATCTTCCAAGGTAACCCATTCGGTGTATCTGTTGGTCCATTTGCTGCTATTCCAGTAGCCAATGTACTTAAACTAAAGCCAGAACTATCTGAGGTTGTATCGTTTGCATTCCCATACGGACCTGATGCATCACTAAATCAGTTCCTACCTACATGGATGCGTAACTCTTTGAAGGCTGTACAAGGCCTTAACAACGATGACTACGCTAAGACGTACCAGCTTATCTGGTTAACAGAACAGCAGAAGGCACAAGAAGCAGGAACTCGCTACCTTACAGATGGTGAGATTAAGAAGAAGACTGATGCATTCTACAAGATGCGTGTAGCGGCTAACTTAATCCTGCCATTTGCACCACAGTTTGAGAGTCCTTACCGATTCTATATGGACAAGTGGCGTGAGTACAGCCAGACCTATGGTCTAGGCGCAGATGCTAAGTTCCTTGAGGACTACCCAGAATACTTTGAGTTTGCTACATCTTTGTCTAAGAACCCTACAGGTTCACAGGCTACAATGGATGATGTGCAGAATGCTAAGCGTTACACAGACTTAATCGCTGATGTAAAAGGCGACAACTCATTCCTTATTGGTTTGATTACCAAGGGTTCAGGTGCTGCTAAGTACAATCCTACAGCATATTGGTGGCAATCAGAAACATCTATCTCACCAGGAACGCCTGAGAAGTACCGTGGTAAGCAAGACCCTCAAGAAGCGCAGCAACAGAATGCTGCTCGTGAAGGTTGGGCTAAGTATCGCCGTGCTATGGCTGTTATCGATGCACACCTTGAGAAGCGTGGGCTTACATCACTACAACAGGCTGGTGCTGAAGACTTATCTGCTGCAAAGCAGGCTATTATTCGACAGCTAGCATCTGAGATTGACCCAGTTAGTGGACAATCAACAGGCGCTCCTAGCGCATGGTATCAAGACTATCGTGACGTTGATGGTACAAAGGCTGCAAAGACCATTATTGGATTCAAGAAGATTCTTGGCAATGAGAAGTTTATGGCAGACAATGCTGATGACCCTACATGGAAGTCAGTTGCTGTGTACATGAAAGCACGTGATGCAGTAGCTGCAAGACTACGTGGCCGTCCATCTAATAACATTGATGCTAAGGAGAATGCAGACTTGCGTGTTATTCTTGACTACTATGTCAACCAGCTTAAGGCTGGCGACTTAGAGTTCGCTAACATCTACGACAGATTCCTATCACAGGATAGAATCTATGACAAATATCTAGGTTCAGGACTATAACATGGCAACTACTGAAGAACTGCTCAAGCGTAAAAAGGAACTAACAAAGTTAATTTCTGATGCTGCTAAGGTTGACATTACTGCAACTACTGCTGCTGCCCGCCTTGCATCTATGAAGGCTACCGAAGGCTGGCGTAAAGACCTAGCAGATGTTAACCGCCAACTAGCTGGTAAGCCTAAGACTGCACCTAAAAAAGAAAATGCAGCACCCCTTGATAAGGGTATTGTTATTGCATCCAACGCTCCAGTCGGTATCACAGATGACTTAGCAATGGACTTGAAGATAGCAACAGGACAAGACTTTAGTGACCCATCTATCTTCGTAGCAGGTGGCGTAGGAAGTACTGCATTCGTATATACTGGAGAAACAGAAAAGCCTACTGGTGGACTTGTAATGAAGAATGGCAAGCCAGTACCAACTGTAATTCCTACACTTAAACTAGCAACAACTATGGCAACCGATTTCTGGAATGACCAGGCTTTGCAGAGTAAGATTATCGGCGCGTACGCCGCCAAGGGTAAGAAGATTAGTACACTAGAAGCATATGGTCTATGGTCCAATCTAGTAACAACTGCAGCTACTATCTATCAAGGTGGACGTGGGCCTAAGATTACACCTTTGCAATTACTAACTGATTCATTAAAGTCAGTAGCTGGTGATGAGCCTACACTACCAACTCGTGCCGTGTCTAAACTAGATAAGGCTAAGACATTCGATGCAATCGAGCAATGGGGGCTTGGCAAGGTTGGCGAAAAGTTAGATGATGCAACTAAACAGGAACTATTTGACCTACTCAACAAGGCTAACACTGGTACTCTTACTGAATACAAGAAGGTTAAGAACAAGAAGACAGGCAAACTAGAGAATGTACAGATTACTTCTCCTGGTTTAACTGCTGAAGCATCAGAGGATATTGTCGAAAACAAACTTAAAGAACTAAAGCCAGAAGAATACGAACGTCGCAAGGCATTTGAGTTCAACAATGACCTTTATAAAATATTATCTGGAGGTCTATAATGGCGCTTAATGCAGCTGATGCATCTGTAGCAGAACAGATTCAAATGATTCTTGCACTCAAGGCTACTGACCCAACCCTTGAGAAGGCATGGCAGGCATATCTTGCTGGCAAAATGGATGAGTTTCAAACACTTGTTCTTGCTAGCGACTTCTATCGCAACAATAATGCTACTGCTCGTACACGTAAAACTGCACAGACCAGTCAACCTGGCGTATATGCTAAAGATTTAGATGCATACAAGATAGCAACAAAGAAACGTCTCATTCAGAATGGTGTTCAATGGACACCTGGAGTTGAGAAGCAAGTAGAACTTGGCTACCAGAATGGTATGACTGAGGACCAGGTAGACCAGTTAATCGTAAAGTCTGGCGCTATGGGTAAACTCGGTGGCAATACAATGAGCACCGTGTCTTCTTTGCAGAGTTATGCTAATGCATATGGAGTAGGTAATCTACTTAACTCAGCTTACTGGGATACAAAGTCAACAGCATTATTTGCTGGAGATACTACAGCAGATGACATCATGAATGATATTAAGAATCTTTCAGCTAGCGCATATCCTGCTTATGCTGATGGAATCAAGAACAATGTATCTTTATCTGCTCTTGCATCCAACGTTACATCTACTGTTGCTAACCTACTAGAGTTAGACCCAGACACTGTAGACTTTAATAATCCTCTAGTTAAAAGAATCATGGGTTATATCAATCCTGCCACTGGCAAGCAAGAGGTAATGCCACAGTGGATGGTTGATAAGACAGTCAAGAGTACAGATGATTGGCTATATACAAACAATGCACGCAACACTATTGACTCACTCACTACTAAAGTATTCAGCGATTGGGGATTGATGTAATGAGATACAATCCAAATTTAATGACAGTTGATGGTGGCGGTATGCCAAATAACCCAACACTAACTCCAGCGCAAATGCAGGCAGCAACTAGAAAACTAGGAGCAGGTCAGCCATTAACTGACGCAGAAAAGATTGCATTAGGCGTGCCAGTAAGTGTATCAGCAACTGTAAGTGAAGTACTTAGTGGACCAGTAGGGGAAGATGACCCACGTTACTATACAGTAAAAGTTGGTTCAACTGGTAAGACATCTGCACAGTTGGCAGCATTTGAGAATGCTACTAATACTGCAAAGGTAATTAATGAAAATGCTACTGGAGTCACATCTACAGTTGACCCAATAACTGGCAAGATTACAACAGTAAAGAAGGCAGAGCCAACGCCTACCCCAGTGGTCACATCAACATATGTGCCACCACAAAATGTTGTTAATAATGTAACTGACCCAGCAGTACTTGCTTTAATTCAATCACTACAGTCTCAAATTGCTAACTTAACATCAGCCAATAATAGTGCAGCAGCACTGGCAGCCGCAGAGAAGAAAGCAGCAGCAGAGACTACACGCAGAAATGCTATTGAAGTTCTCACTGAGCGCTTCCAGCGCTATGGTTTAGGAAGTCTTGTCAATAAGATTAAAGAACTAGCAATTGATGGTGCAACTGAAGCCACAATTACACTAGGCTTACAGGAGACTGAAGAGTACAAGACACGCTTCAAGGCTAACCAAGCACGTATTGCTAAGGGCTTAGCAGTTCTTAATCCTGGTGAATATCTTAACGTTGAAGATGGGTACCGTCAAGTACTCCGTGCCTATGGACTTAAGCAGTTTGATACTGATGACTATGTATCTCAGTTTATTGCTAACGATGTCTCTGCAGCAGAACTTTCTAATCGCGTAGTTACAGCAGTACAACGTGTACAGAATGCTGACCCTGCTATTCAGAAGCAACTGCGTGATTACTATGGTATCGGCCAAGCAGACCTAGTTGCTTATGTATTAGACCCTAACCAACAGTTCCAGAAAATTGAACGTCAGGTTGCAGCATCTGAAATTGGTGTGGCAGCAGCACGTCAAGGACTACAAGCTGGTGTATCTGTTGCTGAGCAACTTGCAGCACAGGGTGTTACACAAGCAGAAGCGCAGAAGGGTTACGCAACTATTGCAGACATCCTTCCAACTGCTGAGAAACTATCTGATATCTACGGCACAACTCTTGATAGTTACGGTCAGACAGAAGCTGAACAAGAAGTATTTAATAGCCTAGCATCAGCACAGCGTAAGCGCCAAAAACTCACACAACGTGAGATTGCAGCCTTTAGTGGTGCAGCAGGCACAAACAAAACAAGTCTTACGACATCAAGCGTAGGACAATTCTAGAATCCTGAACGGACCTATCGGCCCCGTCAGCGTAATAGACCGATAGTAGGAGCCAGCCAGTTTCCCCGAACTGAACTGTGGCCTGCGAACTAACAACGAATAGAAGGGTGGGTTGCTATGAGCAACAACTACTGGGACGACGAAGACGATGACCTCGATAACGAAACAGAAACACAAATGGATGGCAGTGACTTACTTAAAAAGTTACGCAAAGCCAAGCGTGCAGACGAAAAGCGTATCAAGGAACTTACTGAGCAACTTGAGGGATTTTCCAAGGCGCAGCGTGAGTCTACCGTTAAGTCAGTACTAGAAAAGAAGGGTGTAAACCAGAAGGCAGCACGTCTAGTCCTCAAGGATTTAGATGGTGATTTTTCAGAAGAGGCAGTATCGAACTGGCTAGACGAGAACGCTGACCTATTTGGTATAGAGGTATCACAAAAGCGTGATGAACAAAACCTTGCGACATTACGTCAGCAAGACATCATGACACAAGGTGCCGTTACACCAGACCGAGCACAGGACCTAGAACAGCGCATGGACAATGCAGGTTCTATGGAAGAGTTAATCGCCCTGATGCAAGGACAACAATAATCAATCGTTCATAGTCAAGGAGACTAATACAAATGGCAAACGCATATACAGATACCTCGAGCACCTCGCTCGGTGGTTCAGTTGGCGGTGCTGGTCTCGTACAGAAGGCGTATGACCGCCTTCTCGAGTTCGCTCTCCGTTCAGAACCCCTAATTCGTTCTGTCGCAGATAAGCGCCCAGCAAAGCAAGCAATCCCAGGTTCAACAGTAGTTCTACAGAAGTACGTTGACCTAGACACAAAGACATCAACACTAACAGAGACAGTTGACCCAGATGCAGTAGCATTGTCAACACCAACATCTGTTACAGTGACACTTAACGAGTACGGTAACGCTGTACTTGTAACACGTGCGTTGGAACTATTCTCTCTAGCAGATGTAGACCCAGCAATCGCAAACATCATTGCATACAACCTAGCCGATTCTATCGACGTAGTTGCAATGAACACACTACGCTCAGGTTCAAACAACATCTACGCAGGTAACGCAACAGCAGTTGCTAACGTAGATGCAGCTGACACACTAGACTCAGCAGACATCCGCAAGGCTGTTGCTAAGCTACGTTCTAACAAGGCTAAGGGCCGTCGCGGAAACTCATACTGGGTTGGTATCCACCCACAGGTTTCACACGACCTTCGTGCAGAGACAGGCGACCTCGGATGGCGCTACCCACAGTCACAGTCTGCTTCAGAAGCAAGCAAGATTTGGGCTGGAGAAATCGGTGAGTACGAAGGCGCATTCTTCGTAGAGTCACCACGTCTATACAACGCTAAGACTGGTGCAGACCAAACAGCACTAACAACAACAGCAGTAACAGTAGCAGGAACATCAGCAGGATTCACATTCGGCGTTGCTTCATCATCTGTTATCGCATCTCGTGCAGAAGTTGGCGACAAGATTGCAGGAACAGGTATCGCTTCAGGCGCACTAATCACTGCTATCTCAACATCAGGTTCAACAACAACTATTACAGTTGACACAGCAAACACAGCAGCAGTAACAGTTTCAACAACTGTAACTGTAACTCCAGTAACACGTGTATTCAACACAATCGTTGCAGGTTCACAGGCAATGGCAGAAGCCGTAGCTGAAGAGCCACACGTAGTTATCGGTAACGTAACTGATAAGTTGATGCGCTTCCGCCCAATGGGTTGGTACGGCGTACTTGGCTTCGCAGTATACCGTGATGAGGCTCTATACCGAATCACATCAGGTTCATCAATCGCTGCTAACTAGTAGTTAATTGACTGCTGGGCAGGGGCAACCCTGCCTGGTGGTGAGTCCACTAAAGGAGGAGTCATGACAGATTACATCTTCGAGACACCAACAGTCGATGAAGGTTTTGAAGGAGTTCAACGACTCTTTACATTTTATAAATTAACACGTGGAATCAGTATCATCAGAGTTGATGGAACTTATCGTCAGGTTCGTTACCCATACGATGGTGACCTTGACACTTACCAAGAAGTATATCTTGGTGGTAGCAAGTATACTGTAAACGAGGCAACTCGTGAGGCATTAATCAACGGAAACGTTGGAGTAACCACAGCAAACTTCACAGCAATATAGGGGACATATGGGACACGAACACGCAAGCAAGGTTCTTGAGTGGGGATATAAGTTAGTAGATGGAGACATGATTCCATACTCAGCATTATATGGGTGTGTGTATTGTGATGCTACATCAACTGAACCGTTCCCTGATGAGAATAATATCTTTATAGACCACACCAAGTGTGGACCTGATTGCTTTGGCTGTAAAGCCAGAGGACTTCAGATGAATACTGGCGATGCTAATAGTCAGCGAAATGCTCCACGTAAGCGTTTCGAAAGTGAACTATCTGCTTACGCAAATGCAAAGGCCCAAGGTATACAACCTGGTGGTACAACAATGGAAAAGATTCGTGAGGCAGAACGTGCCTCCGAAGTATTGAATAAGCCGTATAACGCTGAATCAATGCCAGATGCAAAACACGTAAA